TATCCTAAGTGGGGTCGCAACGAGTGGTCAGCACTAAGCAAGTTATGGGGTAAAGAATCTGGATGGAATCATAAAGCAGACAATCCTACCTCTAGTGCATATGGTGTAGCACAAGTACTAAAAACTAGTCCTGATACCCCAGCCCCCCTGCAAGTTGCGAAGGGGCTGGAGTATATCGTTCACCGATATGGTTTGCCATCAGTTGCTTGGGCACATTGGAGAAAAAATGGATGGTACTAAATCTTACTATGCTGTAGAATGTACAGTTACAGCCAACTGTAAGTCAGATGATGAGGCAATTGCAATGGTTGCAGATGCCTGCAAGTTGTATGGTCTTGAGTTCAAGTGGCATACAACTTGGTTAGATGAACAAGAAAGAGAGAGCAATGCTACAAGTTAGTGAAGAATATAATAACAAAGTAGTAGAAAGAATGAACAAGCAGGCTTGGGTACAAGCAGGCACTGCAGTTAATGCAGGTTCAGCATCAGAAGCAGCACGACAGGCTGGTCTTGACTGGACTGTTGAACTATCAGATATGTTTGTTGAACGTAAGACAATCGTATCTCCATTTGAATCTATAACAGATAGATTAAATGTACCTAAACGCCAAGCAGTTATCAAGCGTACTGAAGATAGTGAGTCAGTCATTGGTGTAGTTGGTGATAAATATAAAATCGTACAGAATATGGAAGTATTCTCAGCACTAGATACATTGGTTGACTCAGGTGATGCACGCTATACAGCAGCAGGTGAGTACAACAATGGTGCAAACATCTGGATGGTAATGGAATTACCAACAGGTATACAAGTAGCCAATGACCCACACGCTGCGTTCTTACTAGTCCAATCATCACACGATGGTTCGTGTGCAGTACGTATCCGCCCAATCATTGAGCGTTTATTCTGCGCTAATCAGATCAACCGCATCATCAAAGGTAAACATAAGAACGCTTACACTTATGTTATGAAGCACACTACTAACTCTGAGTTATCAGTAAGCGACATCCGCAACATCACTCAGTTAACTTATGATTCTATTCAAGAATATGAGACAGTAGCAGGTACGTTACTAGAACGTAAAGTTGATGAGCGTCAAGTACGTAACATCTTCAAGGCTGTATGGGCATTACCATCAGAGATTGAACAAGCACCTGATCACCTACTATCACAAGGTCAACGCCGTCAACGTACCATTGCACTCAATGGACGTGACTCAGCCTGGAATATCTACAGCCAATCACCTACCCAAGAAAACATCAGAGGCACAGCCTTTGGTGTATGGCAAGCAGTCATTGAACACGCAGACCATCACGGTACTGGTGGCGCTGACCGCCGTGCAGTCGCCACCATTAGTGGACGTAGTGACCGTATCAAAGACAAAGCACTAGACCTAGTGCTTTCTAACTAAGGAGAGAAATGAATACAATAGAAATCACAACAGATAACAGTGTAATAAACTATACTGAATTAGACGTAAAGCGTTTCATTGAGAGAGCAGGACAACTAAATGATATCAAGTATAAGGTACGTGACTTCTTCGGTGAACTTGAATGGTCAGATGGAGAAGCAACAATCACTCGTAGTGATGTTAACGAGTTGCTCAAGTCAATTCAATGCGACCTCATCAGAGCAGAGTATAAAGCAACTGTTACTATTACTGCTTACATTACAGGATACACAGCCGAGGACGAAGACGATGCAGAAAACTGTATCGCAGACGACATCAATGTAAGCATTGGTTCTGATGGCAGTATAGATGTAGATAGTATTGAAGTCTCTGACGTTGAAGAAGAATAAAAAATGTTTTATGTGCGGAGGTACACCTATGCATTATGATGGTATAACAGACAGAGCAGTATGCTGCCAGTGTTGGGGAGATTGTGGACATAACTAGTGCATACGTACCGTACAATGGTACTGCTGGCTGGTCAGGTAGTGAGACATCTGAACAACGAGCATTAGATAATGTTAACTCTGGTAAAGAGTTAACTAACCAACAGTTAGCATTACGTTTATTAAAAAGTGTTGGTATCAAAGGTTATACGTGGAAAGAACTAGCAACAGCAACAGGCTGGCATCACGGCACTGCAAGTGGTGTGCTGTCAGTCTTGCATTTATCTAGTGCTATAGTACGTACATACACAAAACGTAATGGATGTAAAGTATATGTTCATCAAAACTTTAAAGATGAAGTTAAGATAGAACCACGTAAGAAACCAGAAAAGTTTTGTCCGCATTGCGGGCATAACATCAACGCATAGTCCGTCAACTATGCTATGATGGGACAACCAGTGGGCGGTAGGTTTTGGCTCTCTCCTTGTCCTACCCCCGCTGGTATCTAATCAAAGGAGAAGTATGTCGGAAGTAGAAATACCTAGAGATAGATACGGCAGACCAATGGTCGTGCCACCTAAAGGTGGTAAGCCAGTACCATACACACGCACTACTACAGTTGCAGGGTCATTAGATGATGGCACTGCACTAGTAGCGTGGAAGTTACGTATGGCAGCAGCAGGTTTAACATTGCGACCTGACCTGTTGTTAGCCGCATCAGCACAACGAGATAACAAGTTGGAGATGGACAAGTTAGTTGAAGATGCAATGGAAGCAGCAGGTGCTACCAAGCAGGCTACAATTGGCACAGCCATACACACACTGACAGAAAAACACGATAGAGGTCAGGACTTAGGTGTTATACCAGAGGATTATGTTGCAGACATACAAGCGTATGCTGATGCAACTAAAGACTTTGAGAATGTAAACATTGAACAGTTCTGCGTATTGGATAAGTACAAGATAGCAGGTACACCTGACCGCATAGTTAGATACAAAGGTGAACTGTTTATCTCTGACTTGAAAACTGGTAGCATTTCTTATCCTAATAAAATAGCAATGCAGTTAGCAGTTTACGCACACGGCTTGCCGTATGACCCTGCTACGGCAACCCGTGGCAGTTGGGGTGATGTCAATCAAGATAAAGGAATCATCGTCCACCTACCAGCAGGCTCAGGTAAATGCGAGTTACATTTCGTTGATATCAAAGAAGGTTGGAAGGGTATACAATTAGCAATGAAGGTAAGAGCCTTCAGAGACACTAAGAAAAATCTAGTCACATCAATCAAGGAGTAGTATGTCATCAACAGAAGCACCTATCAGCATTACTGCTAAGACAGCAGCAGGTACGCTAGTTACACTACGTGCAGAAACAGCAGAAGACTTGGGCAACTTAGTTGCACAAGGTATCTTTGCAATTGCAGATGCAGTTAAAGAGATTGAACTCAACGTACGTGGAGCAGGTAATGCAGCAGTACCACCAGCACCAGCAGTTGCATATGCAGCCAATGCGCTAGGCGGTACAGTAGTAAGCCAAACGACAACACCAATGGATAGTAAAGCAGGACAACGTATGTGTCCTCACGGAACAATGACACGTATCCACGGACTAACAGGTAAGTTTGGTCCATACAAAGGTCACTTCTGTCCAGCACAGCAAGGCGACCCAACTAAGTGCACAACCCAGTACATCAAGCAGAACCAACCTGAATGGAATGTATTCCAAGCCGATCAAACAAAGAACTAAATGAAAACATTACGCCGTAGTATCGGTAAGCCAGAGGTGGGGGGAGAACCATTACCCCCACCTTTTCAGGCTTTCCAACGTGAAGGAATCATTCTGCGTAGAGCAGAGGTCACCGTCATAGCAGGTACTCCAGGCGCAGGTAAGTCATCTATTGCATTGCATATCGCAGCAAGACTAAAACAACCAACATTATATTTCTCTGCTGATACCAATGCACATACAATGGCAATGCGTTTACTTGCTATGAAGGCTAAGATAACTCAGGCTCACGCCGAGTATATGCTCAAGACAGACCCATACAAAGCAGAAGGACTTCTTCGGGAGTTTAGTAATCTTTACTGGTCGTTTGAGCCTAGCCCTACCCTCAAAGATTTAGATGAAGAAGTATCTGCATTTGAAACTATGTGGGGTAGAAGCCCAACTCTTATAGTTGTAGATAACCTTATGGATATTGCAATTGATGGGCACGAAGAGTTCGCTGGTATGCGTCAAGTTATGAAAGAGTTAAAGTATCTTGCACGTGATACCAATGCAGCAGTACTAGTGTTACACCATACGCAGGAAAGTGCACCAGGTTATCCGTGTCAGCCACGTTCAGCGTTGCAAGGCAAGGTCGCACAGATTCCTGCTATGGTGTTAACTGTAGGTCAGATGATGCAGGGGCAAGATGCATACTTGTGTGTAGCCGCTGTTAAGAATCGCTATGGTAAAGCAGATCACACAGGTTCTACATATCTTTCATTATCATTTGAACCTGGGTCAATGTATTTAGAAGATGTAGTACGAGACTATAGACAACCAGAAATGAGTGTATGATGCCAAA